TGCTGTGGTTAAATTACCGTTTACATCAAAAGCTAAGACATACATATCAATATTAGCACCACTATTAGAATTAGCTTTAGATTTTTCTGTGTATACTTTAGCTAATTTACCATATTTAGAAGGTAAAGATAATACTCTAATAGTATAGTCATTTGGTGTAACTGCTCTATATTGGGTATTGAAATTAGAAATAATGTTTTGTTTCATTTCTTCTAAACTATCTCCCCCTCTACCACCAGAAGCTGCTCTTGGGTTTGTTACAGCTAATGAATCATAAGATGATTGATATAAACCTGAAGGATCATCATTAGAATAATTTACAAAATTTCTTGTTACATTGGTCAATACAATTAAAGTATTAGCAGCAACATTAGATCCTACTCCACCACCAGTTAAATACCTAACAGTTAAAGTACCGGTTGGTGCTATACCGTAAGTATTTGTAAAAATAAAGTTTGTAGGAGAATATGCTGTTGTCATTTTATCCTTTTCAAAAGGTAAACCTAAACCAACATTATCTGTATTAGGGGTTATTTCTTCATCTACATTTAAACTAGTACCAGCACCAAATTGGATTTGTAATGAACCACTATCTAAAAATCTTGTAGCAAATCTACGTTGAGTTTGTTTTAATTGAAGTAAATAAGGAGTTTCTCCTGAATTTTGGTAGTTATTTGGATCGTTGGGGTTAGTGTTTTTGACAGAATCATAAATCATTTCTTCAGCCAAATAAGGTACTTCATACCAAGTATTCCCATCTTCATCAACAATATCTAAAATACCTATAATATTAGAATTATTGATAGTAGTTGTGAAAAATTCTTGAGGAGTAGAACCAGCATTGATAGTAATTGTATTTACTGTGGCTGAAATTGCTGATGTGCTCTTTTTAAGGAGATATTGGGTTGGGTTATTAGAACCATCAACACTATATACGGTAGCTGTTGTAGGATTGGTTGAACTAGAGACTGTAAAATCTATTGTGTTTGCTGTCAAAAATGGTTCAGTAGAATTTACCACTGATCCAATTTGTGCATTTTCAGAAATTTTTAAAGCATATCTATAGTCTGGTTGGTATACTGCTGAACCATCTATTTTTGAAGGGACTACTTGATAAAAATCTAAATCTACTGTAGCAACTCCTGTTACTGTAGGTTTATAACCCATAACATAAGATAATTCAAATAAATTATTTATATTATTAGCATACTGAACGAAGGTTTCATTAATTTGATTATCCTGATAGAAAGTTAATACATCCCCAATATATGCAGCTTGTTCCATAAACATCATACCAGGTGATGCTTCCGTAAAATCTGTATAAGTTGTTGGGAAATAAGTTTTAGAATAATTTATTAATGCTTGTCTGAGACCAGCAAAATCCTTATTTAAATATTTTATGTCTCTAGCTTGTGCCATTATCCAAAGGTAATTTCTAGTTGGTCGTTAATTGACTGGTTTTTTATGGAGTAGTATATTTGTACAGTGATTGTTTGATTATCAGGATTAGGGGTTGTTCTTACCTCATTCAAAGTAATTTGGGGAAAATATTCAGTTATAATGCTAGATAAATCGTCTTGGAGATAATCTAAACTATCTTGTTCAATTTGAATAAATAAATATTTTCTTAGTCCAAATCCAAATGTAGGGTTATCAAATCTTTCTCCGGGTTCAGTTACTAAAAAATTTAGTAAATTATATTTTGTAGCAGCTTGTGAAGTATAGGTTTGGGTAAATACTGCACCATTTGTAAAAGGAATACTAACCCCCACCCCAATATTAGGGTAAAAATCAGTACGAGGTATGATTTGGGGGTTAAAAGCCATTATTTTTTATTAATCAATCCCATAATTGTATCTAAACCTACATTTCCTGCTGGTAAAGCTGACCCTTCACCTGAGGTATTCATTCCTGGGGCTACTTGGATGGTGTTAGAATAAGCTGCGGCATTAGGGGAACTGAAGTTTAAAGTATCTTGTCCTAATTTCATATCACCTAAAATAGATTGATATGCCATTCTTTGTTCAGCTAAATTTTTAGGTTTAGAAGTTGTTTTAATTTCTGTAAGAGGTTGTTCAAAACTTTGGCCTACAGAGTTACCTTTTGGGGCTTTTACAGCCTCCAAAAGAATTTCTTTCAATTCCTCTTGGATAGCTTCCTTTACAGCTTCCTTGATTAGTTTTTTAAGTTCTGTGGTTTTCATTGTGTTTTAGTTATAAATATTAAAATTAGTAAGCTTTTAATTGGTCTCTGTCAATTATGAACTTTATTTCTTGTAATAAAATATTAGGATCAGAAGCAAATGACCATTCTCCTGATACTAAAACTATACCTGATCTGTTTTTACCTACAGCTCTATTTTGATTTACCATGTCAGTATATTTTTTAGTTTCAATTTCTAAAACAAATCCTTTATATTCTGATCCTTGTTCTGATTCTTGAGCTGCTAATTGAATAGCCACAGTAGCTAATACTTCAGTAGATAAAGGAGTTAATTCATTAACTATATCAGGTTTACAAAAAGCTATAAGTTCATCAATAGATGATAGAGCAAAAACTATTTTTGTTATTAATAAGTTAGCTTGGTTTAAAGGAATAGAGACATTACTAACTGTTTTCCTTAATGGTGGGATTCTAGGGTTACCATCATTTTTAAATAAAATAGTTTGACGTACTAAGTCTATATCATTAATAATAGATACAACTGCACCTGGGATTAAGGGGATTATTTTAGCTGCAGTATTTAATAATGTCACTATAGCTTTAAATGTGTCAGCTAAAACTTGAGTAACTTCAGCTACATCTCCTACTATAGTTACTGAGGTTGATGCTGATGTTAATTTTGATTGGGTTTGATTTAAATATACAACTAAGCCATCTCTTTGTTTAATAATATTATCTAATACTTCAGGTGCGGGACAAACAAGCTTTTGTAATTCTAAAATCTTATCTGGGTCTGTGGTTGATAAAATTTGGTTTTTTCTTTCATTAAATTTTTCTAAAGCACCATTTTTAATCATGTTTATGATAGTTGGTAGAAATATTTTAAGAAGACCCTTTGTTATATTACTAATAGTTTTAGTTAATCTTTGTGCTCCTGAAGGTTTTAAATCATCAGGAACAGATTTGTTTAGATTGGTTGTAAGGTCATTATTAAATTCAGTTAAAAACTTTCTTGTAAATTGCTTTTGTTTTTCTTCTTGTTTAATTTTTTCTTTTTCTTCCTTTTGTTTTTTAGCATCTTTTTTTTCTTCTTTCTTTTTTTCTTTTTGAGCCTTCCTAACATCACTTTGATATTGTAAGTATTGTCTATTAGTCCAATTTTCAGGATCAGTTTGAGTTAAAGGATTATTAGGATCTCCAATTTCTTCATAAAAAGCTATAACTTGGGCCTGAGTAGGTAGGGGTATGTTTATACCTGCAGATTCTAATACAATTTCAGATATACTTTTATCCGTTGCTGAGGTAATTATGTTAGCATAACCTTGAAGCTCTTGCAATTTCTGTTGAAATTGTTGAACACCTACTTGGGTTTTTTTTAATTTATCCTTAAAAGCTTTTAAGTTTGCCATTATTCTACTTTTACAGTTGTAGATTTAATACTATCAAGTTGAGATGAGTATACATCTATATTATTAACTAAATTTCTATATACTGTACCTGAAGGTTCAAGCAATATTCCATTATTACCTAATTGGTCAGCTACTACATTAAATAATAATTTTAAATCACTTAATAATCCCTGTAGTATATCTACTGTAGAATCTCCTAAAAGGACAGATTCATCTGCAGTAGATGAACCTAATAATACTATAGAACTTTCTAATACAATAGGTCCTGTGGTATCTAAATTAATAGATTCAACAGCATTTAAATTAACAGATTTTTGAGAACTAAGAAGGATATGGTCTGATGTAGAATTTAAAAGTAATCTACCTGAATTTATTATAATTTGGGGGTTTTTATATAAGTCTGGGTAGGTAGGGGAGTCTCCTCCATATTCGTTATCATATGAAAGGTAACCATTTATAGATGAAACTTGAAATTGTACAGCTTGGGTTGAAGTTAAATAAATAGAAGAATCATCTTTATTAATATCTTCAGTAATAGAACTATAAGAAGGTTTTAATTTTCTATGTCCATTAGATATAATAGTAATAGGATCACCTATTTTACCTACTCTAGACCAATTATTAGTTATAGTAGATAATCCATTAGGGACAGTATTTCCTAATCTAATGCTATTACCAAATCTTCCATCTAAAATAACATCTCCTTCATAAGGATATAAAGGATTAACATCTTCCTTTTCTACAAAATAAGTTCCTACTTTAAACTCAGTATTGTTCCCAGCAGATGGTTTATTAGGATTACTAGTTGCTTCTATTTGTTGATAACTTTTTTTATTAGTATCAGGGAGGTAATTATCTTGTGGTGGAGGTAAAGGATTAGTTTGTTGACTATTCCAAAGATTTATAGGATTAATGTAATACCAAATAGGTTTATTATAATTTTGTTTGTAATTTTGATCTGCTAATGGTATAATTACTACAACTTCATTAACTAAAGGGTAATTTTTTAAATTAGGGAATAATGGTTTCACATTACTTACAATATTAGATCCATTAAGTTTAACTTCATCTAATATAGTACATTGGATTGTTCCATTATCACCTTGACCTCTTTGATTAATGCTTACTACTCGAGCAGAAAACATTTTCCCTTGAAGATTACGGATTTGATCTGTATCAAAGGAATTATCTATTTTCCCCTCAGATATTTTTCGGTATTGGGCTAATCCTGATTTTAAGGCCATGTTATTTACCTAATTTTTCTAATTCGTCAAGCAACTGAGCTTTTTCTTCATCACTAATACCTAAACTACCATCTTCATTAGTGTTATTTAAAGCACGTTGAACTAAAGTAGCCATTTTGATTAGAGCATCATCATTTTTAACTCCAATCTCCATGTATTCTTTAATTAAAGGTACAATTAGGGTAGCATCACCAATATCGGAAACCATTGGTTTTAGTTCGGAAATAAGCGCGGTTACTTGTGCTTCGCGGCGTTTTTGGTTATTATAGATTTCTTCGAGTAAATCACCGAATTTCTTTTTACCAAATACTATTTTATCAAATTGAGCACTCATATTTATATGGTTTTATTTGGTTATAAATATAACTCACTCAAATTCTACATAACCATTATCAAGATAAAATATATAATTATCTTTAAATATATCGTATAGTTGATTAGATACCTTAGTAATTTTGGGGGTTTTTACATCTACCATTTCTCTTATATAGATGTATAGGGCTTTTTTATTGAAGATGTCAATATCTTCTCTTTTACGGAATAATTCTAAAACTGCATCTGCTACTTCAGCATCATGTTGTTTAGGAAATATTTTATATATGTTTTTAGTACAATGTTCTACAAATAAATCAATATATTCAGATAGAGGATCTTCGGATGTACCTGGGTCTAAAATGCTGTAGGTATGAGTATCATCTTTGAATAATTCATCCATTGGGGCTTTTTCAATCCTTTTTTTATAATTCTTTTGATTTTGAAGAATTAAATATCTTTTAGCAATAGTCCCAAAATATGAATACGCTTTAGCCCCTTTAGTAGGATCAAATAAATGTATTTTAGATAATAAAAAACAAATTACTTCGTGTTGTAAGTGTTCAATATCATCCACTTCTGTATAATAAAATTTAAAAGTATGGATTATATTTTCCGTTAACTTAAAAAACGGATAATGAATACGAGCATGGTATAATTTTTCCTTTTCTTTAAAGGAAGTAGCATTATTATAAGCTACAATTGCATTCTCAGTATCTTGGGTAAAGTAATTTTTATCCGATTTAGGTTTAGGCATAATATCTATTAGAGTTTTCTCAATTGGAACTCATTTAAGATATCTTGTAACCCTTTAATTTGTTGAAAGAAAAAACCTACCTCATCATCAGATTTGAACGTACCACGTGCATCTACTTGTTTGAGTTTTTCATCTGAAACCTCTATTACTCGCGACATTCTATCTAAATAAGTTAAATAGCTGGCGAGGATATCTTCTTGTTTTTCATTTTTACGAAGAAGGTTGTAAGTCGTGAATCCTAGGACTACGACTAACACCGAAAGTATAATAATAGCAATTATCATAAGTTATCTAACATGTTTTTTAAACCTTCACTTTTGATTGAACCTAATGCCTTTTGCTGTTTGCTTTGATTAGACTTAGGTTTGTCGGATAATATAAAATTCTTATCCTGGGATGGCACGGGATTCTTGAATTTAGGTAACCATTCACGCTCAAATTCAATACGAGCCGCCATCAAATCAGCCTGGTGGATAATAAATGGTAGGGAAGTACGTGGTTTTTGTTCGGGCATAAATGCCATAAGATATTTCTTATTAGCGTCGTCATATAAACCATCGTGTGTTTGAATAGCAATCATCTCATTGAATGTATATTGAATACCATGAGATTGAAGCATAAATAAACCTCGATCTGGGACAGAGGCAAATGCTAGTTCTTTGTTGAACATATAGTCTTCACCTAGCTTATCTCGTCTCCAATTATCAGTTTGAGGGATATATGATTCGTAATTTTCATCTCCAATCTTACCCAAATCATGATTGATAGCAGCAAACACTAATTCTTCAGTAGTAAAGGTAGACATATCTGCTCCTTCATCCCCCCAAAGTTTACTTTGTTTGAGAGCACATCTTACTACACGATTTACGTGTTCTACATAACCCCCGGGAAAAGCATTGTGATATTCTTTTTTATGAGCAGCAGGCATAAGCATAACTCGCTCAGCATACTTCTCATAAAATTCAATTAGTTTTTCCTTACGTGGGGATGAGATATGGGCATTGATGTTCCCAATAAAAATATCCCAATTGTCTTGGATTTGGTTTGCTGTTAATTGCATAACTTTTATTTATTTATTATTCTCCTCTTTGAAGCATTGTGTTAAGATCTCCAATTTGTTCTTCAATTTGATCACAAATTTTGTGAATATCTTGAACAGTAGTACCTTGACGAGTAGACATTACACGAATAGTTTTAATTTTACCTAATACGTGGTCTAACTTTCTTACAAATAACTCTTTATTTCTCATAATTTATATTTTTTTATGGGTATATCGGGGCACCCACATCACCCCTATCTCTATATCTCCCCATTTCCCAACCCCTGTACCTCCAAGATACGAGGAGAAAGTTACATTGGCAAGTTTTTCTGTAATAAATCTTTAACTTTTTTTATATGTGCACATCTTTCATATTCTTCTCTTTCTTCCCAAAATGAAATAGCTAAATTACATGCTGTAATTGTGTATTCATCTGAAAAGATATGTGATGCATCTATCCCTTGTTCCGAAGTAGGGTCAAATTCTTTTATATGAGCCCATGCTCTAACATGAGTAATAAATTCCCCTGCTTCTTGATCGACATCAATCATTTTAGCCATATCGGGCATAAATTCCATAAACTTTTCCATTCGTTTTTCAAAACCTTTTTGATTCCAAATAATCTTTTTGAACATACCTAATTTAAATGCTTGTGTTTCCTGAAGTTGGAGTAAAGCAACTTTATCCATTATAGGAGCATCATCTTCAAAAGCATCAAATATATTATTTAGATTCATGGGAATTCATCCAAATCAGTTTCAACCTTAACTCTACCACTTTTATAAACGGTCATTCTAGTAGGATACCAATCATCAAAGTAGCTAAAAGTAATTTTATGTTTAGTTATATCATTAAATTCACAATCTAATTCCCCAAGCCAATCCTGAACATCTGATTTATCAAATGTCCCCTCCAGATAGTATTGGTGAACTATGTGGGCATAATTTTTAATTTGTGCCTGTGTTTTCACGGTTATAAATATATACAATTTCTAAATCGATGCCTGCTGTGGTTGTTGTGTAGTAATGCATTATATCGCGTTATAATATGGAAATACTTGGGGAGTCTTTGACGGGTTAATTAGTAATTGCGTCCTTGGTTACGAAAAAGATCGAAATCTTTGTAAACTTTGGATTCTAGTTTATCGACTCGAGAGTCGATGTGTCGAACAACTCGTTCTTCGACAAGGTTAATTTTATCGTTTAAATCATTTCGGTAGCGTTCTACCTCGTAATGTAACTCTCTAACGTTAGCATCTAGCTCTCGTTGAGTGTTTTCCGCTTGTTTGCGGGTGATGTTCAAAGTCTTTAAGACCAAAAACGTACCTGCAACGATCAATAAATCGATCACTGCCAATACACCTAAAGTAAAAGATAGTGTTTCCATAGTTTTATTTAGTATTATATGTCAAAGAACTCCCCTTGTATTTCATGTAATATAATAAAGAAGAGGAGTAATCCAAGGGATTCTCCTCTCCTGCCACTGTAGCTCCACTTTGTTTTTAAATGGAACAAAGAAACCAGATGCATCTGACTGCGTTGAGCGAAAGACCGGGTTCGAACCGGCGACCCTAACCTTGGCAAGGTTATGCTCTACCAACTGAGCTACTTTCGCACCTTACGTAAGTAGGGAAGACAGGGTTCGAACCTGCGACCCCCTGGTCCCAAACCAGGTGCGCTACCATCTGCGCCACTTCCCTGAGCCTCCGGTCGGACTCGAACCAACGACCTACTGATTACAAATCAGTGGCTCTACCAACTGAGCTACGGAGGCTTTTAGGCCCAACCACCTTACTATCTGCAGATGCATGAGATTGAGGAGCTAATTGCATACACAATCTAGTTGGACCGGGTGCACCCCTGGAGTGCTGTCTTGTAGGAGAGGAAATATTATGGGCTCTAACCAACTCGGCTTTTCACTCTATTTCTTGTTCTCTCCCGAGGCTAGACTCAGTGCGGAGGCTCAGGGATTCGAACCCCGGTTAGACTTTCACCTAATTCAGTTTTCAAGACTGACGCATTCGACCGCTCTGCCAAACCTCCTTTTTTCACGCCTAGGGCGTATTTTTTCTATATCTAAATATAATATCAAAGAACTAAAAAATCACGTTTGAGTTGACGAGGTGAGACTTGAACTCACATGTAACCAATTACTCTTTCTACAAGGTATAAGCTTGAGGAGATACACGTCAATATTTTAGTAATGTGATCCGGGAAGGATTCGAACCTTCGACCGACAGCTTAGAAGGCTGTTGCTCTATCCAGCTGAGCTACCGGACCTTTGTTCACACATAGTGTGTATTTTTTGAGAGCTACCCTTATGTCCTATTCTACCCGTCAGTAGTAGACAGTTACGGCCAAACCTGCGTCCAGGATTTTACTTTTTCCTCCCTCATATATAAGTCAAAGAACTAATTTTTGGTGCACCCGGCCGGAATCGAACCGGCACGACCATCACTGGTCAAGGGATTTTAAGTCCCTCGTGTCTACCTATTTCACCACGGGTGCTTCGTTAAGGTTTAAATGACATCATCATGGTCGTCACCACCTAATTCGTCTAATTCTGTTTGTATTAGTAATACTACTTTTTGAAGTTCTTGAAATTCGTCTTCTACATCGATGCGGTTTGGGTTCTCTGGGTGGTATTCCCAAAGTTCATCAATACGTTCTTCTACTTCTATTAACGCATTTATCAATTCTGCTTTCCTCTGATCCATTTTACTGCCTTTATTTGTGTAAATATATGAACTACTTCTAATATTTCCAAATTAATTCAATTGAGCTTTAATAATTTCGTTAAGGAAGTTTTCAAAATCGTTGTCAAAATCCTCTAGCATATCTTGTAGTGCTTGATTGTAACCTTGCATCCAAACAATCTCATTTTCAGTGTATTCACGAGATGGGGCAATGAGTTCAATTTTATTGTCTTCGATTGCGTCTGTGAGTGATTTACGGTAGTTTTCCATTAGATGTAGTTTTGACCAAATTTAGTAATAATTTCTTTAGCTTCGCTAACTTCAATATCAAAAAATTCACGATTTCCAGTAATACGAGATGATTCTAGATGACGGTGAACTTCTTGTTCCAAAGCATAACCATTGTAGCAATGGAAAGCCCATTCAACTTTAAAAGGCATAATCACACCTGTTGAGCGGGAAAGTTGCTCTGCTCGCTTTTCAGGAGTACCATCGGTAAATCCAATTTTGATGTAACCGGGCATTGTAGGATTTGATAAAACATACACCCAAGAATCGTAATCCGTTGTACGATTAGCGTATTTATTTCGCTTTCTTCCGGTAAAATACGTGACTATATCCCATCCATCTTCGCCTTCGGTGAGTGTATAATATGGACATTTGTTCACGCGTATACCCGTGTAATCTTCTTTTAGCGGAATGTATTGTTCTGCTTCTTCGGGGGTGATCCTTTGGATATGATCACGAACAGGGGTAGAATCGTAGTAGCTCATTAGTTTTTCTTTTTAAAATCTTCAATGACGTGTTTGATAAGCAACCCAAGGCAAGCACCAAATACAAAGTAAGAACCAATACTACCCGTAAAAAATCCACCAATGAAGCAAGAAATGCCTACAGTGAATAAAAATGTGTCATTAAAGCGAATCATAGACAGCAACAGTAACAAATTCATGACCTTTATTTTTTAATTTCCTTATTTGCTTAAATATACGACCAAATTCTAGGGAAACCAAATTTTTTATAAAAACCTCGACTTTTTCTTCTAGACATTTATCTATCCGTAAATACGTATATACTCATCGATTGATAATCTTTGTAGTAGAAAGATCATATAGACGTGGAAATAACACGACATTCCCCACTAACTCAGACCCCTTAACCTTCCCTTCATATTCAGCACCCACTACGATAGTATCAGCTCCACTTTTGGTAATTTCTTTTAAGAGTTGTTCGTCCGTACCAAACTCAACTACTTGATCAACATAACGGATACTTTCAAGTACTTTTTTACGGAGGTTAAAATTATTGATTGGTCGGTTTAAACCTTTTGATTCCCGTACACGATAATCGGTATCTAATCCGACAACTAAACGCTGGCCGAGACTACGAGCATACTTTAACATATCGATATGCCCCGCATGAATTACATCAAAACACCCATTTACCCATATTATTTTATTGGTGGATTGAATGGCTGGGTGGTTTTGAAAATAATTTAAGTGATCTGATGGGGTTAACTGGGAAATTTCGGGTGTATTATTCATAGTTCCTCTACAAAGCTGCATATTCAAGGGCGAGGTTATATAGATCTTGGTTTAACTTCATATCCTGTTGGAAGTTCTTGATTTTACGTGCTTTACGTACTTTGGCTCCTACACCGTAGTTAAGCAACCCGTGAACGAGTTTTTCCTGGATTACATTATATACGCTCCACATATCGTCTCCTTCATCTTCCTTACGGGTTGGTTCAAGGATTGATTCAAGTTCGAAATTCTTGCCTTCGGTATTGAAACGCAATCCAATAGCTTCCAAAGCGAATTTTTCTTTTTGTTCTTGAGACAATTTAGTGTTTTTCAACTTGTTCATACACTCTACTGTCAAAGGCAATTTCTCAACAATCTCGTTGATTACTGCGGAGAGTTCACTAAGATCGTAACCCATGTGACGAATCTTCAATGAACCAAAATCTTGATCACTAATAACCAAACCATTCTCACAAACCAAACGGAACAAACCTGCTGTGAAGGTAAAAGCAGTTTTACCATCGTGAGCATTAGTCAACAAGATACGAGGGAAAACTGTATCTCCGTCTTTACCTGAGATTTGAAGATCATTGTTTCCAAATACTACCAAGTGCTTAGTGTACAAACCTTTTGCTTTGTCGCGTGAGCGTACTTGTTTAACGTCAACTACACCCCAACCCAACGCTTTCATATCGTTGATAACCTGAGTGGTTGGAATGTGAACATAGTGCTTCGAGGTATTTTTCGAAGCTTTCATCGTGTAGATTGAGGGAGCTTGTTCTTTGATTTGCTCCTCGGTCAAAAATTGGTTGTTGTTTAAGTCTAGCATAACCTTTCCTTTTTTAATTTAACATTGGGAATATACGAATAATATTTTAAATCTCCAAAAAGATGTAAAGAAAAATTGCAACCCAAAAAGTTGCGACAGCAAACCAACCTGCTTGCTTTTTAGTCATTTTACCTGTAAATAAATCTTTGATTCCATAACCAAAAACTAAAAACATCACAATCAAAAAAATCGACATAATTACCATAACCTTTCCTTTTTTTCTTATACCCTAAATATACGACCGAGGAAGCCGGTCTCCAAGCTTCCTTGACAATAAGATTTAAGCTATTGAAAGACCTATTCCTCCTGTAGCTTGAATTGTAACATCACCGGATGGGATATTAACAGCAGGAGTCCAATCAATAGTAGTTGTACCCTGAGGATCAACAACTACCCCAAAATTGTTCCCATATACATCATTAACAACTGAAGTAGCATTAGTGAGGGAAAAAGTTGAACCTGAAAAATATAAAGTGCTAGTAGGATTAGTAGCATGAAAAACCAAATAACAGCTTCCTGGGATTGCTTTGTCTGTAACGGTGAGAGTGTATGTGGTGGCAGCAGTGAATGCTTGTGTGGATGGAACTCCAGCTCCAGATAACTCATTGGGTGTATAGGTTGAGGCCATAGTATATACTTTTGTCGATGTGAAAAAATTTGCTTAAAAAAGAAATTTGCGTCTCGTGATAAATATGCGAAAGGGGTTAAATTGAAAATACATATATATAAGTATATACGCCCTCGATGGGTAAAGGGTACGGAGATCTGTTATGTACATCAAACACCGGGGGTGGCGCGCGCCCCCGTCGATGGATAGTACCGCACGTGGGCCCATCGATATGCGGATCGTACGATGGACGGTACGGCAGAGAGTACGGTGGGGGGTACTACCCCCCTCCCTCTATTCTTTGATTGGCTTTGTGTCAATCAATTCATCCACACCAAACGTCACACCAAAATCATACAACATAA